AATGCGGCAGGCAGTTCGCCGTCAGCGATTGCAGCGGCAGACCATGTATCGACCGCAGTGCGACGCACAAACCCCGTGGTGGCAATGCCCTCCACTGCGGCCAAGTCATTGGCAAGGGAAAAGGTCGGGTTGCCAGAAACACCGTCGCCATTGGTAATCGTGAAGCCTGCGGCGGGCGCGGCCAGCGAGCGCACCGACATGGTTCCTGTGCCCGTTCTGGCAATGATGCCGTTAGCCGCCAGACCAGCTACGGCGGTCAAGTCGGAGTCGAGCGGCTGATAGCCTGCGGTCAGGTCGGAGGTCAGTGCAATGGTGCCGCTGGTGTTGGGAACAGTCAGCGTGCGGGTGGTGCCGGTCGTGATGCCCGACACTTCAAACGCCAGCTTTTTGGTGTTGTCGGCGTTGTCGGCAATCGTGGTCTGGGAGTCAATCCCGGTAATGGTGACGCCGCTGATCGTGCCGCCGGTGATGGCCACCGAGGCGGCGTTTTGCGTGGCCATCGTGCCGAGGCCGAGATTGGTGCGCGCCGTTCCGGCGTTAGCCACATCCGACAGGTTGTTGTCCTTTTGAAGCATGAGCTGGGCCGAGGCGGCCGTCATGCGGTTTTCGATGTAGCAGGTGGAAATGCCATCGCGCGAGCGCGCCGTCGTGCCGTCTTGCGCGCGAACAATCGTCCAGGTATTGCTGGAAACGGCCGTTACCTTGACGATCTCAATGTTGATTTCCGTGTGACTGGAAACCTCATACATGGTTGCGTAAAAGTAGTCGCCTGCCGATGGGACAGGAAAGTTTGCCGAACTGACAACCGTGACTGACGTTTGCGTGTCGTTGATCGAGCCGGAGAGGGTGGTGTTTGCGTTATTTTTGAACTGTAAGGTAGGCATATCACTCGTCCTTTACTCGAACCACGAACTCAACCTGTTTGACGCGCCCCGCGTTGGATGTAACCGTGAGCGTGATTTTGTATTTCACTCCGTTGGTGCCGCCCGAAAGCCATTGTTTGACGGTTTTGCCGTCCAGCACATAGGTCGGGCCTAATGTCATGCCAGTCGGGGTGACTGCCACGCTCAAGGGTGATGGCACTGGGGGATTGCCTGACGTGACAAGCGAATCACCTTCGGAAAGAAACTGCGAAAAATCAATGTCGTAATCAAGATTTTCGGCCGGTTGTTTATAGAATCTTCCGAGAATCATTGCGTCACCTCCATGCGCCGGTCGTAACCCTGCACAATCATCAAGCGTTCAGTCGGCGCTGGCATGGCGGTCGCGTAATCCGCTGCTGCCGAAGCTGCAATAGCGCGTGCCGTTGCTGCCGCCGACAAAGAAATCTTCAAGCGGATTGTTGCATTGGCAGAGGCATTCGCTGTCGCAATTCCAAAAAAAGAAATCCCTTGTCTTGGCTGAATGGAAAAGCACGTCGCAACGGCTTGCTGCAACACGGGGTAGCGCCGAAGTTTTGCCAGAGCGGTGGCGCTTGTTGTCACTTTTCCTTGGGTGGTTCCGCCACGCGTCACCGTTGTACGGGTGCTTACCGTGCCGGTGGCAGTGCAAGGTGTTGTCGCGCCGCTGGCGTTGCGCATGACAATGCCCGCTTGCGTTGTGGCTATTGCCACAACACTCACATATCCCGCGAGCTTGCGTTGCGTGGAAACCTGCGACAACACCGTTGCCACGGTGCTTGCCGCTCTTGGCGTTCGGGTGCGCCCCGACACAACGGCCACAGCACTGGGCGATGCCAGTGCTGACTTTGCGGCGGAAACGTAGCTTCCCGCCGTAAAGTAGGAGGCTTGCGCAAGCCCAGTGGTTTGGGTGGGGAATTTCAGCCTGATTCCGGAATACGATAAAGCAGTGGCGACGGTTTGCCCAGGGATTTGCAGCTTGGATAGAACGCCCGCGTAGCACGTCGCTGAAACCGTTTGCTCTGCGTTGAGCAACGATTTTTTTGTTGTTTGCGCCGTGCCGGTTGCTTTGGGTTGCGTGGGCGCCTCGGCGTGAAGCCTGAGCGTGAATGACGGAATCTCGCAAACAACCTGAACCGTGCCAGTCAGCTCGACAAGCGACAGCCCCGCTTCCGCGCCCGGAAAAGGGGTTACATTGATTGCGCCAGAGTTGATTGCATAGGTCGTCATTTGATCGTGATTTGAATGGCACCCTCGGGAATGACCACGCTATCCCCGACTACAATCAAACGTGACGAGCCAAGCGCACCGGAATACAGAATGTTGCCGTCGCCAAGCGTTTCGCTGTCCCAGATTGACCAGTGCGTAATCGTTTGCCCGGCGGGGCCGGTGGATGCCGAAAACACCAGCGCAGAGCCGTTCGTGACCAGAATATCCACGTCACCATTCGCGCCCTCGCTCAACGGTTGCGCGGTCAGGCTGTTCAGAGGTTGGCGCTCATATGCGCCATAGGTCGCCTCGTGCCCGTAGGTCGAATCGCTGGGAGAGGCAGTGTGCAATCCAAGCCACAGCCCAACCGGTGGGATGTATGCCGCCCTCACCGGGTTCAGTGACATATTGAACAGCGACAGGGCCAGATGCTTGGACAGGCCGGACATGATTAGGTGAGGTCGATAACCAGTTGGCCGGCGGGGATGACCACCACGTCGCCCGATTGCACGCTGCGGCTGGAAGAAAGCGGGCCGGAATACATGAGGTAGGCGCTGGTGCCGAGAGACTGGTCGGAGTAGATCGCCCAATGGGTGACGGTTTGAGTGGCGCCGGTTGAGGCCGGGAAGTTAATGTCGCCGGTGTTGGTGGCGCGAACGGTCTGTTCCGGCGCGGTGCCCGTGGTGCTGGAGGTCATCACCGAGGCGATATTGACGCGGCCATAGCCGGAATAGGTCGCTTCGTTGCCGCCGCTGGTGTCGTCGGGGGCGGCAGTGTGCAGGCTCATCCAGACGCCGGGCTTGGCGGTCAGGCTGGTGCGCGCAGATGCCAAGGTGGCATCAAAGATTTGTTGCGCGAGGGCTTTGGAAAATCCGGGCATGGTGTCTTACTCCTATTGCGTAGTAATGCGGGGGTTGGCGGGTGCTTGCACGTTGGGATTTGCTCCCATTTCAGAACTGGATTTCCCGGACACGGCGGCCAAAAAAGCGTTGTAGTGCGCCGTCGATCGCGCCGAATCCGCAAATTCCGTGTCCTTACTGAAGGCGCGGTACAGCATGTAGTCGATCAAAGCCGTCTGCATGATGTTGTCCAACGAGATATTGCCCCCCAGCGAGGTGTCGGGCGGTTCCGCGCCAAAGGCGATTTCGACGTAACCCGTTCCCGTGTTCGGCGGATAGACGTAGAAGGTTTTGGGGTCTAGCGGGGAATAGACGAAGTGCTGCACTTCGGCGTCATTGGTGGTGGCGTGCCAGTTTGGAACCCGCGCATCGAGCATTTCTTGTTTGACGATTCGCACCGCCCGCCCAGGCGTGTTTCCCGTCGTGCCCATGTTGCGTACCACATTGACAAGCTGCACGCCGCCAGACGGCAGGCTTTGCTTGGTGCCTTGGGCCAGCAAGACTGATTCGTTTCTGACATAGGCGTTTGGCTTGAACAAGACAACATCGCGTTGCCCGTCATTGAGCCAGCCGAGAAGCTCTGCATCAGGCCAGCGCACGCCCGTCGCGTCTTGCAACACGGTTTGCGCTTTGTCGATCACCGAGGCGGCTGTAATGGTTCCCATGCTTGGCCTTAGTGGTGGGGTGTCACGCGCAATTCAGCACGGGCAAGGCCGCGCACTGCACTTGCTCGGGCAGTAGCGATTGCGGCCTCAAACTGTTTTCGGCGGTCGGCGCCGTTGGGAAGATCCGTCCAAGGCTTTCCGGGCATCAGCATCAGGCGATAAAGCGCGCCCGCGGTAATGTCCTCGATATGCCGGCTCCATATCCAGCCGGGGAAGCCTGTTGCGTTTTGTGACGGCTCCAAGGCTAGCGTCATCGTCAAGCCGCTGGTGATATTCACATCGGGAACCGGGGCCAGAATGATCTGCTCGGTATCCACCTGGGTGAAATACTTGGGCGTGCCCCGTGTGGTGCGCCAGCCGGGTAACTCACGATCAAGCCATTCCAATGACTTGTTGGTGATCGGCACACCGTTGCACGCCACGTCCATGACCGCGGAAACCTCGGTGCCGGTATCCGGCTCAAGGTCATAAAAGGCTTCCCCGGCAACAACGTCCTGCGGGTCTGGCAGATATTTCCAGACCCAAGACTGACAGCAGAAGTCGATCACCGCACGCTTGATCGCGTTTTCCGTTACCGGATTGGATGGGTCTGCCGCGAGAAATGGCAGCACTTCATCCAGCAGGTCGGAATACTTGATTGTCGCCACGGCGTCGCGCCTCTGAAGTTGCTATTTCGGTTGCGTCATTATCCGCGCTGGCCGGCAATTCGACCCTTACAGACCAGGCGCTTTCGGCTCAAGGTCGCGCTCCCATTCCTCGATCTGGTCGATCATGGCTTTGGTGGATTTGCGCGCATCCAGCTCTTTGCCCCATTTGTCTTGCGCCAAGGCTTTCAACTCCGGCTTGCTCATCTTTTCCAGCGGCTTTTTGAGGGCTTCCGGGTCGATAACCACGTCCTCCCCGTCCTCGTCCTGCACGCTGATCGAAACAGGCGCCTCGACAGATTCTTTGTCCGCTACGCTGACCAGCTCCCACTGATCCGGGTACTTCAGCAACAGCTTGGCTTGTGCGTCCGTGACTTCTTTCACGTCGCCAAACCCGGCCCAAGTCACGCCTGAGCGGGCGATGTTGTCGTAGGCCGCCGGTTTCTTGCCGACGTAGCGCAGTGCAATCAGTTTGGTCATCTGGTTTCTCCAAAAAAACGGGGCGACCGGAGCCGCCCCGAAAGCCACTCACACAGGAGCACAGCGATTACTTGCCCTTGAACTCGTAGGTCGTCACCACGTTAAGCGCCCCGGTTGCCGTACCACCGCCAATGGTGGCAGTGATGAATGCGTCGTATTCAAGCGTGACCGGCGGGATATTGCCGGTTTGACGGGTGGTGCCGGCAGAGCTGGTCGCAGTGGCGGCAAGCAAAGCGGTTGCGGAACCGCCGGCCTCGCCATTGACGTACTCGTAGCCAAGCGAAACAGTGGTGCTGGCGCCAAGTGATGCATTGACCATCTTCACGTCATAAATCTTGGTGCCGGCATAGACCTTGTTCAGACGGATTTTGTCCGCAACAGGGACGGCAGCAAGGGTGATATAGCCGTGCGCGGCAGCAAGCGGGCACTCGCCGCTATACACGGTATCCAGCAGGGAGGGGGCATTGATAGTTGCCATGTCATTTCTCCAAATTCAGTTTGAGAAGGGGGCTTGCGCCCCCATCAATTACGAGCCAAGCAGGGTGCGGCCAGCAGCGGAAGCGGGATCCGGCGCGTAGCTATCTACCACAGCCACGCCAAAGTCAGTGTCGGCACCGTCGATCTTGAAACGGATCTTCGAGGAACCGCACATGGCAGCGCATACGGTTTCAATGCTGTTGCCGTGATCCACTTCCTTCTCCGACCAGTCGTAGAAGTAGTCGGAAGCTGACTTGCCGTAAGCCTTGGCAAGCGCCTGGGCACCGACGATGATCGCGCGGTCGGTGGGTTGAGCCGCCGTGATCGTGGATTCGGTGTAGGTGCCGCCGTCAGCGCCGCCGGTGTCCTTGACCACGGAATCGCCAGCCGCGAAACGAATGGCGTAACGGTTCATGCGCTTGATAAGCACGCCGTTCCACATGATCGTTTCGTAGGCATCAAACAACGGGTGCTTGACGCCGCTGGACTTGCGCTCGAAAGCGTATTGCACGGCCTGACGCCAAGTGGTCTGGCTGGTACGGGATTGCAGGTAGAGCCACTGACGCTCGGTGACGAACATCACCCACAGCGGGTCATTCCAGGCGCGATCGTCGCCCTTGATCTTGACCGATTGCAGCACAACGGGCGACTCGCGCAGTTGGGCCACGATGCGGTCAATATCTTGCAGGGTGAGCGCGTCGTTGGTGCCGATGGTGGAAACGTCGGTGGCGTCATTGGCGCAGAAATAGCGGTTGGCGGTCGGAGCCTTAACGCCATTCACCATGATCGAGCCGAAGTCGGGGTCGCTGGCAAGCGGAACAACCCAGTCAGTCGTCGCTTGAGTGCCACGTGCACCGGCCAGATGCACCAGCGCAGTCTGATCTTCAAGACGCTGCATCCACGCCTGAAGGCCGGCCATGCTGATGTTGCGCAGGTTATGCACCGTGCGCTTCTGGGTCATGCGACCGCCGGAATCCGCGCCGCCGCGAACTTGGTCGATCTTCACGTCCATGCTGGAGTAGGTGAGCTGCATCATGCGGCCTTCGATGCGGGTATCACCCATCACCGGCTTGCCTTGCAGGATGTTGAACAGGTCAATGCTCACCGTGTCGCCAGCGCCTTTGGCCAGATCACCGGCCTTGACGATGGGGTAGTCAGGGCTGGTTTGGCCCTTGGTCTTGGCGGCAAACGAACCTTCCTTCGGCATTTCGCCGGAGAGCAGATTCATGAAGCCGGGGGCGTGTTGCACGCGGGTAAAAAGACCCACGGAATAGATTTTCCGCGCAAGGGCGGAACCGACTGGCACATTGGTAGCCATTTTTCATTCCTCGTTGGTTACAGGTTTCGGAAATACGCATCCATTTGGTCAGGTGTCATTGCAGAGAACTTCTCGGCCAGTTGCAGAGCGGTCATGCTCTCCGCGGCTTCGCGTTCATCCTGCGCTGCGTGCTGTCCAACCGGGAACTCGGAAAGCGACGTTGGCACATTGGTGCGACTCGCTTTCGCAGCGGCGTCGGCCTTTGCCTTCGCTGCCGCCTTCAAGTCCTCGGCACTTGGTGAAGCTGGCTTTGCGCCCGGCATATCAATCGGCCCAAGTGCGGCCTCCACCATTTCGGCGACTTTGGCAAAGCGCTCTGACAGGGGTTTTCCAGACCATGCCGGCTGCGATCGAAGCGTGGCGTCAAACTGCTTTGCCAGTTCAAAGGCTTCCGCATTGGTTGCCTGGATGTGCGCCAGTTTTGGCACCGCGTCGATCGCGTCCTGCACCGTTTCCGATGCCGACCGCGCCTGTTCGGCCTCCGCGCTGCGCACGCTGTCCTCAACCGGCTGCAATTTGGCTTCAAGCTGCGCGGCTTTCGCCATCGCGGCCTGAACCGCCTTATAGACGGTCGGGAAATCCTCTTTCAGTGCTTCCAAGTCATCCGAGGAAAGGTCGCTAACAGTCGGCTCTTGCGGTTCGGTGCGGGCGCTCTCACCAGTTTTCGCCCCTTGACTGGCTGCCTGTACCGCCGCTTCGAGCGCCGCTACCCGTTCTCGCATTTCATTGGCCACTTGCTCGGCCCGTGATGCGCGGTCGCGTTCGCTTTTCAGCACCGAGTACGGAATGACGTGCTTTCCGTCCTTGGTGGCGACGCCTGCCGGCTCGCCTTCGGGTTCAGACTGCCCTTGCTCTGCCTTCTGCTTGTCCTGATCCTGCGGGTTTTCCTCTTTCTGTTCTTCCTTTTCCGGCGCTGGATCCGGCTCGGGCGCCTTTGGCTCCTCGCCTGCTTCGAGCTGCTCAAAGACTTTCATCAAGTCCTCTGGGTTTCCAGAAAGGTTGTTCAGATCAAGGTTCAATGCCATATGACTTCACTCCACTTATCGCGTTGGTGTGCGGAAATCCTGATTGGTCGTGCCAATAACCCATGACGGGGAAAAAACGGCCTTACAGGTAGCCCGAATTTAGAGCATCTGGAGCAATTCGACTGTCCTGTAAAAAACAAAAAACCCGCCGAAGCGGGTTGTTTTCAGGGCAGTGAGGCGTGTCAGGATTCGATCTGTGGCACTTGAAACCACGTCGGGTCATACGGGGCGACTGTGTATCCCGTCACCCCTTCCAGTAGCGCGTCGTCTGGCTTGGCAAATACCCATTTACCTTGTGCTGTTTCTTGGGCCACAGCCCAAGCGGTTGTGTAGCCTTGCTGTAGGTCTTTTACATAAGATGCCGCATTTACGCCAAACACCGGGAAATAGCGCTTTTTTGCGTTGATCTGCACTACCTCATCCGGTGTAAGCTCATCCTTATTAATCACCTCACCTGTCTCGACATTTAACAGGTCTGGCGAATTTACCGACTCAACCATGTTTGCATAAATACCCTCAAGAGCCGAATTTGAAGATTCTTGGTTGTCAAATACTAAATACAATTTATCCATGTCACACCATTGGAGGTGAATTTTTATAAGGATGGTTTGCTTGCAATAATCCTTGCTGACCCCAGCGCCAAGCCAAGTACCCCTCAACCCTGTCGCTTGTAGCAG